GATCCGCGACCGTGCCATGGAGGCGGTGTTCCTCGTCGAGGGCGACCAGCCTCCGGTGGTGCCGAACTACTGGCCTCGCGTGCGCAACATGGACGAGTTCCAAGGCGAGAACAAGTCGGTGCTGTCGGCGCACGGAACGCTCGTTCGCAGCGCGCTGACGTCCGTCGGGTTCGCGTCTGCCCGTGAGGGCGGTCGCCAGCCGCTGGTCTACCGCGATGCGTTCCAGACGTGGGAGCGACACGTCACCGTCGCGCTGGACATGATCCACATGGCGCAGCCCTATCGGGATGCCTCGACCGTGCTGACCGACCCGCGCGTGGTCGAGCGGATCGACAAGCAGCACGGCAAGGGAACTGCCGAAGCGATGCTGGCGATCTTCAGCAACGGCGTCGGGGCGACCGCGCGCAGTTCGGCGAACTTCATCGATCGCCTGACCGACAACGTCACTGGCGCAGTGCTGTCCCTGTCACCGCGCACGGCAGCCAAGGTCGTCGTCGGCGGACAGATCCGACTGGCGAGCGAGATCCCGGGCGCGTACCTCGTGCAGGGTCTGGCGAGGTCGCACGCCCTGCTGGCTGCGCCGCGCTCGGCATGGACGGCGCGCGTCGAGGAGGTGCACGCCTACAGCGGGTACTTCAGCCGTCGGCACCAGATGCAGATGCGGTCGATCGTGTCCGGCACGCTGTCCAGCGGCGACCGGGTCAAGGTGATGACTGCCGCTCGCGGGTTCGCCCGGTCGGTCGCCGCTGCCGGACAGGCTGCTGCCGCGAAGCAGATCACCGACAGCCTGAACGCCATGGGCGACGCCGTTGACGCTGGCAACATGACGCTGATCGCGCTGGTGGACATGCTCCGACTGATGGACGAGCAGATCATGCTGACCGCCGTCGAGTCCCGCGTCGTGGAGGTTCGCGACGAGGGCATGACGGGCGACGCGGCGTTCCGCGAGGCGGTCAAGCGTGCCGAGCGCGACTTCCGCCTGACGCAGAACGCGAGCGACGAGTTCGACGAGACGGTGTTCGTCGCGAGCAACCGCGTCAAGGGCGCGGCGAAGTCGTGGCGTCAGTTCTTCCCGTTCTCCAGCGACCCGCTGAAGGCGCGCAACCAGATCCGGCGCGCGTGGGTGACCGGACAGCGTCGCATCGGGACGACCGTCGCGATCGCTGGCAACACTGCCAGCAGTGCCATCATCGGTGCGGCATCGACGATGACGGTGCTCTACGTCGCGAAGACCGTTGCGTCGCTGCTGGGCGGTGCGGACGAGCCGGACGACGAGGAGGACAAGGCGTTCAAGGAGGCGACGAAGAACATCCCGGCGGCGGTCGCTGCGGAACTGGTCGGCTCGACGTTCGGCTACGTCGGACAGGCGTTCTCCTCGATCCTGCAGGCGTACATCTACGGTCGCGCGGCAGGTCAGTTGCTGATGGCACGACCGCTGGATCAGGCTCGCCGCGAGGCGACGAGCGACGGAGCGTGGTACGAGAACGCGCTGCCTGCGATCCTCGCGCTCGCCCAGTTGCGCGGCGTTCCCCTGTATCAGATGTACAGGTTCGTCGAGGCGCAGATTCCGGAAGGCAAGCCGTCGCCAGCCGAGCGGATGCAGGAGCAGAAGGACAAGTTGCGCGATCGGTACACGCCGGAGGCAATCCGCAAGCGCATCATCGACAACGCGAGGCGCAAGGCGGCTGGGCAGATCAGGCTGCCCTGACTCCCGCCGCTCCGCTGCGCTGCGCCTACGGCTTCGCTTCGCGGCGGTGTCACGTCGATGGGAATTCGACAGACGCACCGCACCCATATGGGCGGAGTCGGCAGGTCAGGAACGCAGTGGGTTTCGGCACGCGGAGCGGCAGGGCGGCTGGGCTGTCTCCAGTTCAACTGGTGAGTGCAGGAACACCATGACCCCGCGAGAGGTCACGGGATTCAGCCCAGCCGGAGCCGCGCGAGGTTTCCCATTGCCCACAAGTCGCACCATTTCGCTGGGTGGTACCAGCCGCCTCGCTGTGGGACGAGCGCGCCCTTTCGGGCGGCGTGCGCTAGGGTCAGATCGCACGTCTTGAACCACTTTCCACCTACCGTGCCGTGGAAAACCTGCACCAGTCTTGACCCGCAGGTCACAGTGCGCTAGACTGGGAGCGCAAGCGTTGACGTCCAGTCACGATGGTATCTCCAGTACCGTCGGAACGCAAGCGAATGGGGGGGCGGATTCGTCAGGGTCTCCGCCCCCCACCTCCCCTCCAGTCCATCCACTCCGCCCCCGGAAGCAACACCCGCTGACTCGCGTCGCGGGTGTTGTTGTAGAAAAATCTGAAGTTGCCCATTGACACGGTCGATAGTGTCGATACGATTCCTGTACGCCTCGCGACGTGCGCGGCGGATCCTGACCCTGACACTGGAGACGACATGCAAATCCTCACCGGGATTCCCGAGGCCGAGTACCACGGCTGGGACATGATGAGCGCGTCCGCGCTCAAGACGCTCGACAGGAGCACGCCGCTGCACCTGACGGCGGAACGCGAGAACCGTACCGACACCCCTGCATTCCGTATCGGGCGAGCCCTACACAGCCTGCTGCTGACGCCGCACGCCTACGAGCACGACTTCGTCACCGCTCCCGACATCGACCGCCGCACCAAGGCTGGCAAGGAGGAGTGGGAGAAGTTCCAGCAGGTTGCCGACGGTCGTACCGTGCTCACGCAGGAGGAGTCGAACCTCGTCGAGACCATGGGCAGGGCAGTGCGCGGATGCGTCACCGCCTCCCAGTTGCTCGACGCCTGCAGCGCGACCGAACTGACGCTGCGCGGAGACTGGGACGGCGTGCCGTGCAAGGCGCGGCTCGACGGCTGGATCGAGGATCACGGCACGATCCTCGACATCAAGACCCACACTGGGGTAGCGACCGCGTCCGACTTCGCCCGGGCTGCGCACTCGTTCGGATATTGGACGCAATTCGCGTTCTACCGGGAGATGATGCGCAAGGCTGGCAAGGAGGTCAGCAGCGTGATCCTGATCGTCGTCGAGAAGGGCGCGCCGCACGGCGTCCGCTGCGTCGCCATGCACCCCGAGCACCTCGACCTTGCCGCGACCCGCCTGCCTGAACTGGTCGATCTGTACCGCTACTACCAGCAGAACCCGACGCAGGGCTGGGTTGATACCGTGACCGAGATCCGCCTGCCGAACTGGGCATCGAACGACTTCCTCGCACCGACTGGAGCCTGACTATGAACAAGTCCGAACAGATCAACGAACTCGCCGCTGCGCTCGCCAAGGCGCAGATGAGGATCCGCAACGCCGAACTCGATCGCGTCAACCCCCATTTCAAAAATCGCTACGCGACGCTCGGCAGCATCATCAACGCCGTGAAGATCCCGCTGGCGGAGCAGGGTCTCGCGACCATGCAGACCGTGCGCATGGACGGCACGACGGTCGTCGTCAGCACGATGATCACGCACTCGTCCGGACAGTGGATCGAGGAGGCTGCCTCGTTCCCCCTGCCGGAACGCAGCACCGTCCAGCAGTTGGGCTCGTGCGTGACGTACCTGCGCAGGTACAGCCTGTCCGCCATCTGCGGGATCGTCGGCGACGAGGACGATGACGGCGAGGGCGACCGCGTCGAGCGCGCGCCGGAGCCGCGCCGCGAACCGTTCAAGCCTGCACAGGCGCGCGGTGCCGAGCCGCAGAAGTTCGCCAAGCCTGTCGAGAAGCCAGCCCCCAAGCAGCAGGACGTCGCTGCCGCGCCCGGGGAGTGGGTCGAACTCGCCGTCCGGTACATCGACGAGGGCGTCGCCGGGAAGAACCAGTCCCCCTATGTGAAGTTGAAGGACAGCAACGGCGACAACTACTTCGTGTGGGACGTTGCCCTGCACGGCGTCGCTCGCGCGTCCAAGGGCGCGACGATCTGGGTGATCACCGAGCCGTCCAAGCAGGCTGGCGCGCCGCCGCGCGTCGTGCAGATCCGCACGGCTCCGCCTGCCGAGCCGTCCCTCCTGCCGGAGGAGGACTTCGATGAGCAGGCGTGACCTCGCCGCAGACGGGACGCCTCCCCGGCAGACGCCGGGGCAGGCGACCCGCTGGGACACGCAGGACGCTGCATGGGAATCCATGCAGCCGCGCCTGAACACGATCAACCACCGGGTGCTGGCGGCGATCGTCGCCTCGCCCCGGACGTGCGACGAACTGGAGCAAGACCTCGCGCTCACGCACCAGACGTGCAGCGCGTCGGTCAACAACCTGATGCGGCGCGGTCTCATAGTCGCAGAGGGCTATCGAAAGACAAGATCGGGGCGGTCGGCGCGCGTGTGGCGCGCAGCCCAATCCGAGTTCCTCTTCCCGATCGGAGTGGAGAAGGCTCATGGACGAGCGTGATTTCGGAGACGAGCAGCCGGAGATGACGGAGCGCGAGCGTCGCGACCACGTCAACCGCGAGCACCCGCACCACGAGTGCGACTGCCGCAAGGACGACGACGCCTCGACGTGGTGCTGGATCCACAGGCAGATGTGGGAGGGCGAGGGATGACCGACGACGTCAACAACCCCTACATGTACGCGCTGAACGCGGATCCACTCAAGCCTATGAGGGAAGCGCAGGCGCAGATCGCACGCCTCACCGCCGAGCGCGACGAGGCGAGGGAGACGATCGTCAAACTCAATGCCGAGTGCACCCGGCTAGCCTGCCGGAATGCGGTGCTCGTGCTGGAACTCGACCGCGTCAATGCTGGCACCGTCCGGCTGAAGCAGGACATCGAGTCGTCGATCCGTCGCGCGCTCTACGAGGGGGAGGGATGATCCATGGGGCACGACAACAGATACACGGTGATGCCGGATCCGGAGGACGATCCGCTGCTGCAGCACAGGCTGCGCCTGCGGTCGGAGGAGCGCGAGGCACGGGCGCACGCCGCAGCAGCCGCGCTCGACGAATGCCTGACCCTGCTGCTGTCCGCCCTGCGGCAGGCAGCCGACACGCCGCGCGGAATGCAGGCTCGCCGCGCGCGCAGGCTGGTGTCGAAGTTCGATAGCCTTCGCAAAGATGCGCTCGACGGCAAGTCGCCGTGCTCGCCGAAGCACACGCTGGAGAATCTCGATGAAGCACTGGAAAGTACAGATCGACTGGTTCGATGACGGGAAGCGCGTAATGTCCGCAGAGACGGACACCGACGTCGTCGAAGGCGACACGGCGTTCGACGCACTGAAGATGCTCGCCGATATCTGCACGACCGCAGGCACCGCCGGATCGACCGTGCTCCGGCGCGACGGGCGCAGTTGGGACAGGCGCACAACGCACGTCTGCCTGACCTGCGACAAGCGGAGCCGATCGATCACGATCGACCAGCGCGCGGACGTCACCGACGAGGAGGCAATGCTGTGGTCGAACCAAATGGTGGACTGGATTCTCGCAGCCGAGACGACGGAACTGCTAGAAGCCTGACCATCACCCTCCCGCCGCCGACCATGCCCGGTGCCAACTCCCGCTCCCACTGGCGGGTTCGGCACAAGGCTGCGCGACACGACCGCTACGTTGCGGCGACGCTCGCGCTGGCGGAGATGCGGAAGTCCGCATCGTGGGAGCCGATCCGTCGGGCGACCGTGTCCGTGAAGTGGCACGGGCGCGGTTGCCTGCCGGACGTTGACAACATCGGCGGTCGGACGAAGGCGTTCCTCGACGGGCTGACCGACGCAAGAGTTTGGACGGATGACCGTGCCGTCGCATCGATCGAGTTCGCGGTCGAGCGAGTGAAGAAGCCAACGCAGCCGCACGTCGTGCTGCTGATCAAGGAGTTGCCTGATGTGCAAGTACCCTGAACTGTCGTCCTCGACCGCGCACCGTCGCGGCTGCCGCTGCACCAAGTGCAACGACTGGAACACCGCCAAGCAGAAGGGCGTGATCGAGCGCGCCCGGGCACGGGCGACTGGCGGCAAGGGCTGCCAGTTCCCGACGCACAAGGCGAGCACGTCGTACCAGTACGGGTGCCGATGCCGCCGCTGCAAGCGCGCGAACACCGTGCGGTGCAGGATCTACCGGAAATGACAAAGCCCCCGGCTCTCGCCGGGGGCTCGTTCACTTGGCTGCGTTCACCGTCACCGACTCGCCTGCGACGTAGAACGTGTACGTCCTCGGCGGTGCTGGCGTGGGCGGCGGCTGCACCACCACTGGTTCCTCGATCGGCTCCATGGCTGCGCACCGGGCGTTGCACCGGACGCCGGAGTTCGGCAGGCTGACCGGATTCCACGGCGGGTTCACCCCGGGGAACCGATCCCAGCCCTGCCCGTACCAGCCGCTCCCGTTGTTCCACGCAACCCCGCCGCTCCACAGGTAGGCGTCGCCGAACTGCACCAGCATGTCCGCCCGTGCAGTGGAGGCGAGCGCGAGGATTCCGATCAGGCTAGCGGACTTCATCGTTCCACCCCCTCGCACTGGGACAGCAGGAGGTGCAGCGCAGCGAGGCTGATCCGCTGCTGCCCGTTGGCGACGAGCGAGAGGTACGCCGGACTCAATCCGGTTGCCTTCGCCAATTGCCGGAGGCTGCGCCCACGGGCGGCGAGTTTGATCGCGACGCTGCCGGACGCCTCCAGTGCCTGCTGGGTGTACGCATCATGCGAGAACAGTTTGGCGACCGTGTGTCCCAGTTGCCGGGTGGCAAGCGGCGCGGACTTGGACAGGATCACGGGTCGCTGCTTCCAGTGGTTGCGCTTCACGAGGCTGCCTCCGTCCGGTCTTGGATGTTGCGGACTGAACTGGCGAGCGACAGGGCATGATGCACTGCCGCGTGCAGGCTGACGGTCACGCCCGGGAGCGTCTCATGCTGCAGGCTGTCCCGGTACCGGGTCAGCAGGTCGAACGTGACCATCGGCAGGGGAACCTGCTTGCGCTCCGTGTGAATGCTGAACTGCTTGGACTTCATAGGGTGACCTCCGTGTCGGAATGAGCGGCGAGGAACGCAGTCTCCGCAGCCTCGTATGCATCGGCTGCGGCGCAGTACCCCGCCTCGTTGTCGGGGTCTGCCTTGAACAGGTCGAACGCGGCGCGCACGAGGTCGCGCGCCTGCGGGGAATCGAGCCGCTCCGCCAGTTGCACTGGCGTGAGGCGGGGGTAGGCGGCGCGCCACTGGGCGATCGTCCGGGTCACGCTGCACCTCCCGTCGTGCAGTCGGGGACGAGCGTCCACTCGCGACCCGGGCAGGGCACCGAGAGTTCGGCACGAGCAGCCTGCTCGTCGTCCGTCCCGGCGTAGTAGAAGATGGCGTCGTCGTTGTCGCACTCGCAGGCGGGGTCGTCGCCCAGCCCGATGAGCACGTCGTTGGTCTCGCCGTCGTCGTCCCAGCGGATCGTCGCGGCGAAGGTGCGGGTGGTCTTGCAGGTCTTGCACATGGTCAGGGTCTCCGTGGGTGAGAGTATACAGCAGGTCTACAGGAAGTCAATCGGCAGAATCGGAAGTCGCGCCGCAGAATTCGCAGCGTGCGCAGACTCCGATAGGGTGAACAGGATTTCCGAATCCATCCATGGCGTCGAGCGGGATGCCGTGCTCGTCGAGGCGCGCGGCGGTCGCTCGCTGCCCGGGCTGGGGTGCGGGTCGCAGGATGCGCCCGTCCCCCCTGCACTGGCGCGCGCAGGGGGGACAGGCGTCGAGCCCGTTGATCCGGTATCCGGCAGGGCTAGCGGAGTTCACTGGTCGTCCCCCTCTCCGCCTTCCTCGATGACCTCGCGGGTCAGGTTGTCGAGGCGTTCGCCGTCGGTCGAGTCGTCGGACGTGTCCCTCATGCGGGACAGGATCTCGTCGGTCTCGGCGGCGGTCGGCGTGCGGATACCAGCCCAGTCTGCCGCGTAGTGCACGTCCTCTGCAGTCCACAGGGTGTAGGAGCACGGCTCGTTGGGGTCGTACTGGGTCTGCAGAATCCGGATCAGCGCGCCGATCGAGGTGGCGTTGATTGCGACAGGCTTGTCGGACTTGTTGGTGTTCTTGGATGGCATGGTCAGGGTCTCCGTTGGGGGTGCGATTAGTCGCGGTCGTTGGATTCGGGGCGGGTGACGGACTTCAGGTGAGCGACGACTGCGAGGCGCGTGACCTTGGTCACGATCTCGTCGAGGCGACGGGCGGAAGCGGGACGCTTGCCGTCGCAGACCGCCTCGCCGTAGCGCAGCACGTTGCGCAGGGTCTTCTCCTCCAGTGCGGACAGGTTGGCAAACTCGACGATGCTGTCGATGCCGTCGCTGTACCAAGCCTTCAGGGCGAGGCGTTCGCGCCACTTACCGTGATCGATCGCGTTCCAGCCGCCGTTGTTGTAGACCTCGTAGTAAATCTTGGAGATCCAGCGGACTGCCTCGCCAGCAGGCGTCGGGGCTTCGCCGCTGATGGGAACCAGCGCGCGGAACAGGCACTCGTGCATGTCCTGCAGTTCGCCCGTCTTGTTCCAGTAGGTGGGCTCGTACGTCTTGACAGGCTTGTCGGTCTTCATGGTCAGGGTCTCCAGTGTCAGGGGTGAATGCGTGCCACCGTGGCAAGCCCAAGCCCCCCGGCGTGAGCCGGGAGGCGAGGGCGAGTCACCGTCAGGCGCGTGCCGCCGCGACCTTCCACACTTCGGCGGTGTCGTCGGCGACCGTGCCGTTCCAAGCGGCGAACCGCCGGACGCCCACGTCCTTGGCGCGGACGCTGTAGTCCGACCGGACGTGCTGGATCCAGTTGGTCGCGGCGTTGGCGGCGACCCACAGGTTCGCGCCGAACCGCTGCGACTCCACGTCGAACGTCCGCGCCATGTGCGCCAGCCCAGCGACCGCCTGCTCCCGGCTCCGCTCTTCCCAGCCGTTGGTGGGCTTGGCGGGGATCTCGCCGTCGAGCCGCTGGATGACCTCGACCCACAGATCCTGCACCTGCGCGCGGGTCATCGGGCGAGCGGCGAGCGACGCCGCGAACTGGCGTCCGGTCTCGATCGACCTGAACCACTGGTTGATGGTGGTCTTCAGCGTCTCGACCCGCTCGTTGATCCCGCTGGTGTGGCGGAACGAGATCACGTCCTTCGCCTGCCCCAGTGCCATGCGGTAGGTGTTCGCGCACACCACACGGACGCCCGTGCCGAACGCCTTCAGCGACTCGCCGCCGTCGTGCCCGTTGGTGAGCATGAGGTAGGGGTTGGTGATATCGCCGCGCGCGCCGATCTCGATCGACGGTGCCTGCACGAGGAACCACACGCGCTGACCGCCACGGATCGACCCGGCGGACTCGATCTTGACGCCCTCGTCGGACGCCGAGTCGCGCAGTGCCCACGCCAGTTCGGCGAGCGTCTGGTTCTGCACCGGGCAGTAGTCGCGACCGACCACGCCCAGCACCGACTTGTCGTCGGAGCGGACGAGGATCTTGGAGCGGTCGGTCGAGACGCGGAACTCGTGCGACTCGCCGGGGTTGTACACGCCGACGAGGTGCGCCGACTCCTCGACCTGCCACTCCAAGTTGGCGAGCCGCAGCGCGGCGAACGGGTTCGGGGCGGACTCGACCACCGTGCCCAGCCCGTGCCACGCGGCGTGGCGAGCGAGGACGAGACCATCGTTGGTGCGGATTTCGTGTGCCATGTGTCAGTGTCTCCGTGTCAGGGGTTGCAAGCGAATCGGATCACGCGATCCGATGTGAGTACAGTACCAAGTATCGACCAAAGGTCAACCACAAATCTAGCAGATTTAGCAGATTGTTGTAAAGCCCTGTTGAAACTTGGGTTGCGCAGTCCAGTGCCGCGCATCCCGCCCCCGGCTGGTGCCGGGAGCAGGTGCGAGGCACGGGTTAGGCGTTGGGACGGGCGGCGGACAGGTAATTCGTGTACTCCGGGGCGGCGCGGATCTTCAGTTCGCACTTGCGGATCCGGTAGCGCAGCGACTCGACGTGCTCCACGCTGGACGTGCCAATGTCCTCCAGCACGCCGACCAGCGCGGCAGCCTCGTGCAGCAGCACGTCGCAGAAGTGGGCGTCGCTCGCGGTCTTGATCTCGCGGGTGAGGATGTGGTCGAGGCGTGCGCCGATCTCGCCACGCAGGATTTCGTTCACGGACTTGTGAAAGATCGCATTCGTCTTCATGGTCAGGGTCTCCGTTCGGGGGTTGGAATGGCGTCCAGTGACGCGCCCAGCCCCCCCCGTTGCCGGGGGGGTGAGGGCGTTCCACGGGTCAGGCGGTGACCGGGAGCGCGCCAGCCTCCTCGCGGAAGCGCGCCTGCTGGGAGTAGTTGAAGTTGCGCTCGATCGAGTCGAACACCGACTTCAGCCACGCCTTGCGGGTCTTGGTGGACACGTTCGTCCGCAGCCCGACGAACGGGCGGATCTCGTCGCGGGTGTAGAACGACCCGTCGTGATCCTTGCGCAGCACCGCGCGGTCGATGCTGATCAGGAAGTTGAGCCGCCAGACGACCTCGTCGAGGTTCTTGGCGTTCAGGTCGCCGATGTCGATCGCCATCGTGCTCCAGATCATGCCCTCCGCCATCGTCGTGAGGGTGCGGTCGTCGCCCTCGCCCTTGAAGCAGGCGGCGGGGTCGCAGCGGGTCAGGTCGAAATTCAGGCTCATGTGCAGGGTCTCCGAAAGAGGTTGGAAAGCACGTCCAGTGACGCGCATCCGGCACCCCCAGCAGGGGTGCACGGTGCGGGGCACGGGTCAGTCACCGATCCAGCGTTCCATGTGGCGAGCCTCCCAGTCGCCGCGTGCGGCGCGGTCGTCCTGCCATGCTGCGCAGGCGGCTGCGCTCGCGCCGTCCCGGGTGCCGTATTCCTCCGAGACGGTTTCCAGCACCGCGTCCAACTCTTCCGCGCGGCGAACGATCCGCGCCAGCCGGACGCCGAAGGAACCGCCCATGATCAACGCACGGAAGTCCTCCCAGTCGTAGCCCCAGTAGCGATCGCCGAGACGGGCGAGGGCTCCGACGCATCCAAGCGAACGGCAGTCGCTGGTCACCAAGGGCAGGGGCGCGGAGTGGCGAGCAGCGAAGAATCGATCGAACTCCGCGATCGCCCGAGTCAGCAGCGGCTGCTGCGCGAGCATGGCGTGCCGCTCAATCCGGGCGAGGCGGCGGTACGACGTGTGGCGGGTGAAGTGCAGGCGCATGGTCAGGGTCTCCGTGAGAGGTTGGAATGGCGTCCAGTGACGCGCACTAGCCCCCCTCGCGGGGGGTAGGTGCGGGGCACGGGTCAGTCGGACAGGGCAGGGAGCAGGTCGAGCAGCCGCTCGCGGTGCTGTACCGGGAAGGGCTCGTCGCCGTCGAAGCGCGAGGCGTTCCGGATCGCGTTCCGGATGGCATTCATGCGCAGTTGAGCGCAGTCGTCCGGGTTCGTGCCGCCGAACAGACCGAACAGGTGCTCGCAGGGCACGCATCCGGTGATGTTCTGCGCATCGATCTCCGCTGACTCCAGCGAGCAGGCGATCGACAGGGTCGCCGTGTAGATGCAGTCGCCGTACCTGTTGCCGATCTCCGTCGTGCGGGTGATCCGCAGGGTGACGTACCGTGCGTACTTGCACTCGGGCAGGCGGAGGATGGCGCACTGGCTGGCGGTCTCGACGATCGTGGTCGTGCGGCGGGGCTGAATCAGTTGCATGGTCAGGGTCTCCAATTGGTCAGAGGCGAGCGGAGCGGACGTGGAAGGCGACCGCATTCACGACGAACGCGGTCAGGATCAGGGCGAGGCTGGCGAACACGCCAGCGAGCAGCAGGTCGTACATGGTCAGGGTCTCCGTCAGAGGCGAGCCCACAGCACGCGCTGCAGGCGAATGCCGCGCAGACGGATCTCTCCGGCTGGCGGCGGGGTTGGTTCGTGCTCCCTGTGTCCGCAGACGTTCGGTCTGCTGGGGAGCGCGTCTTCACTTGTCAAAGATCACCGACGGGGGAAGTATGACAGGTCATCGACCATCGGTCAACCATTGGTCTACAACATTCTCGATAGATTTGGCGAAAGTGCGAAAAGCCAAGTAGGAAACGCGGAAAAGTTTTTTGTGCTGAGCGGTTTGCAGGTAGAAAGCAGGCATGGAGCAGAGCGACGACTGGCTGGCGGAGTTCGTGCACAAATTCACGAAGTCGGGGGAGCGGAAGCAAGTGTGGCTGCGAGCGTGGGTTGAGGGCGCAGGCTGGCGCGGCGCGTGCGCGGCTGCAGGCGTGGCGGAGAGCACGCCAGCAGGCTGGGCGCGGAGCGACCCGGCGTTCGCGGCGGCGCGCGCGGCGGCGGAGCAGGTTGCGGCGGAGCGGCACGAGGATGCACTGGACGCGATCGCGTCCGGCGCGGTGCAGGGCTCGCAGGTGCAGTTGAACGCGATCGCCCTGCGGCTGCGCGCCTTGAAGCCCGGGCGGTACCGGGACGGGGCGACGAAGGTCGAGGTGTCCGGCGCGCTGCGGGTCGAGGACGGGAACGCGACGCGCGCGCTGGAACTGCTGGAGCGGTTCGCTGCGGCTGCGCGACTTCGCGCTGCGCAGGCGGAAAGTCCGCTCGCCCTGCCGGAGTCGTCCGATGGGTGAGCCGCAGAGATGGGCGGATGGACGGGGTCGCCCGAAGGGCGCGACCGCCAAGTGGCTGCGCGCCCGGGCGGAGGCGAGGCGAGCAGGCGGCGAGGCGTGGGCGGCGTGGCAGGCGGCGCACCCGGGCGGCGTGCCCACCCCGGCGGAGCGCGCGGCGGCGACCAAGGCGCGGCGGCGGCGGGGCAGGGGGCGGGGGGGCAAGGCGGCGGGGGCGGGGGGGGCGCCTGCGTCCGGATCCCCCGGGGGCGCCGCGCCGTCGGAGTCCCACCCCCCTCTGCGTCACGGTGCCCCCGTTTCCCCCAGTACGGATCCCCTATGCCTCCCTTCTTGGCCTGCGGACACGGCTGATGTGATGGCTTTGCGGGAGTTTGTGGTCAGGGGCGCGAGCGAGAGCGAGCGCGCGGATCTGTACGCCCTGTTCAAGTCGGATCCTGCTGCGTGGCTTGCACTTACGGCGTGGACGTACCGGGTCAAGCAGGTGGGAGAGGACGGGCGCGAGAAGCCTGTGGAGGTTCCGGACGTTCCGTTCATTCCGTGGCCTGTGCAGATTGGGGCGATGCGGAGGCTGGTGTCGTGTGTGCGGGACGGGCGGGACGCGGTGATCCGGAAGAGTCGTGACATGGGTGCGTCGTGGGTGGTGCTTGGGTTGGCTGTGCATGGGTGGTTGTTCCATGGGTGGCAGAGTCTGTTGGTGAGCCGCGTGGAGGACAACGTGGATCGGACGGGCGACCCGGACAGTCTGTTCTGGAAGGTGGACTACTTGCTGGCGAGCCAGCCCGGGTGGCTGTTGCCGTGCACGCTCCCGGAGATGCGCAAGGGTGGTGCGTACAGGCAGCACATGGTGTTGCGGCACCCGGTGAGTGGGGCGACGATTGCTGGTCAGGCGAGCGGCGCGCACATTGGTCGTGGTGGACGCCGGACGTTCGTGCTGTTCGACGAGTTCGCGGCGCTGGAGGACGACGAGGCTGCGTGGCGTTCGGCGTCGGACACGACGTC